GCCTTATTGGTACGACATTGACAAGGGAGAAGAAACCAAGTATCCCTACAATGTGTGCGGTGAGGATATGTTTGCCAATGACTGGATCTTGATTAATTAAGATCGATTAGGCTATAATACTTTTGTTGATTTGATTTAGCCTTCAAGTGAATTCCCCCAGCTAGGTTACAGCCTGCTGGGGGATTTTATTAATATTTATCATAAATTATTAATAATTTCAGTCCTGTTTGATTCCGTTGTACTTGTTCAATTCAGCTTCTATTTCAGTCAATTCCCTGATAGCATAAGTAAGGCTTGTCTTTATAATATCTGGTTCATCCAGATGATCCAAGGCTGTAGCCAGAAGAGAGATAGAGAATTCCACCTTGGATCCAAACTCTTCCATATCCTCATACATGCCTAGAAGCTGGAGAGTATCCCTGATCTTCTCAAAGTTCATTTGAATTCCTTGTATTGAAGCTGATCTAAAGCAGAGTATATAGGATAAATTTTCTTTCTCAGTTCTTTGCTTTTTTGCATTAATTCTTTGATTGCTTCTTCATTCAAATCCTTGACTTCTTGCAAAGCAATTTCCAGGCAATCTTCAAAACCTAGAATGCAAAAATAAAGTGCTTGAATATCACAAAGCATTCTAGTTTTAGTGCCTTTGTCTGCTAATCCAAACAGATTCATGGCATCAAAGAGCTTTTCATATTCTTCTGTGGTCATCATTTCTATCTCCAAATAAAGTAATCCCTTGGATCTTTCGTTCCGGTCTGCGCACAGACCTCACCAATTGATCCAAGGGAAATAAATCAACGCACTGATTTGATGAACTTCTGGAGACCGTCTACTTGGAGGATGAGTTCGTCTGCTCTTTTAGCGCACTGAGAAGAGAATTCAGCAAGGTCTCCAACCTCGTTTGCCACTTTGGTTCTTCCGGAGGAATCATCAAGGACGGAGGAGGTTCTTGCATTCTTGGGCATTCCAGAGGAAGAGATTGCTGCGAGTTGCTTGCGCAGCTGCTTAACAAGCTTGTCATTATTCCTGACAATAGAATCAAGCTTTTTCCTGTATTCAGCTTCCTGTTCATCGGACAGCTTTCTCCATTTCTCTTCCTGGCTCCTGGCTTCAATGACAGCTTCCTTGTACTGGCTGTCTATAGCCAGTAGTTTGGACTTGTAATGGGAGGATGTCACTCCGTAGCCAAGAATGCATCCAACCATCACAAGAGTTCCGTAAATACTAAGCGCCCGTAGATCCAAAGCCACCAGTCCTCTTAGTATTGACCCGGTCAGTGTCTACTCGCAGGTAGGAGTGGAACACTCCCTGACCCAGCTTTTGATCCTTTCGAATGGTGACATCCCAAGGCATAAGATTATAAAAGGGAAAGCCAATATCACCATCGTTAGAAGGATTGCCGAAATAATCAGAATCAACCACACCCACACCGTTTGCCAGAACAAGACCAAGCTTCCTCGGATTAGAAGACCGGTTGAAGATTTCCAGAACTTCGTTAGGACGCATTTTGGCTTTGACATGGGAATGAACCGTAGTGGGATAGATGGGCTTTCCAAAAAAGATCTTCCTCAGAAGACCTTTCCAAAAAGAGGGGATAGTCACATCCTCAGGAGCAAAGAAATCATATCCAGCAGAGAACTGGGTAGCTCGTTCAGGAAGCTTGAAATCCTGGTCCTTGTAATCCTTGACCTTAGCAAAGTAACGATGAAGTGGGATTGCCATCTTATTCCTTTAAATTAAAACCATTATGGTTTTGTAAATACCGTAACCTGCACATAATAGCACAGCAATCAAAAACAATACACTTTCAAAAGTGGAACAGTGGAAAGTCAGTTTAATCTTCAAAAGAGCAGTCATTACTCCCAGAACAATTAAAAGAACAACCAGTTCTACAAGGGCATAAAGCTTTTTAAGCAGAAGCATTTTCTTCTAAATGAATGATCCTGAGTTCAATCATATGAGCCAGGTAAACAAAGAACTCACCGATTGAATTCGAGGGTTTCACAGCATCCTTGAGAAGATCATTCTTGGAATTGCAGGAATATACACAGATAGCCCCCCAAGCTCTTGGGTTGTGCTTTGCAAGGTGTGAAGAGGCTTTCTTTGCATCCTGGTAATACCACATGGCTTTCTCAAGGTCTTCTTTTTCATGTCCTTTGAATGGTGCTCTGGCAACATACTTGAACATGTTTCCAAAATTAAATCCAAGCATTCTGCAAATGTTGATTGGTTCAACATACACAGAAGCCTGGGTGTAATGCTGGGGATGATTAACATTATCCTGCATTGTTTTGTTCCTCTTTAATCTTTATATCAAATCCTTTGGTAGCTGAAATAAAAAGCCTGAATCCATAAAAAGTATATCCAGGCTTCTTAAAGTCTTCTTCAGTGAACTCTGTTAGGAAACCTAAATCTTTCAGAGCTTTTCTGTGCTTTGGGTTTGCTATTACATACTTTTTGGTTGTCTTTGTATTCTTGTTCCCAATCATCCAAATGATCCTCAAATTGATCCCGGGTATTTTTCAGTTGAAAGTACACCCAGGACAATATTTCCCAAGGACTTCCTTTGGCAGGAATCTTGTCTACTTGTTCAATCACTTGGTTTAAGGATTCAAGAGCATCTCTGCTCTGAACTAGAAGAGTTTTATTGATCATTCTTTCCAAATCTTTGGCATTTCTTTCCAAGCAAAGACATCAGAATCCCAACTACGAAAACCGGTGTATTTGTCATAAGTAGCTACAGTTACAGTATCCTGTTGATTAAGGTGTATGGCACAAAAATATGAACCATCTTTTTCAGGTTTTATTTCTGGATAAGGATGCCAACCATCAGCAAGTTCTTGGGTTGGTTCTGTTTTAAAATACCAAATACCATAATTATCTCCAGCAAAAGACGCTTGAATACACAGTGAAGTACCTTGAGAATCTGATGCGGCATTCAATTCTGTAATTCCAAAAAGAGCGTTTATTAATTCTCGTTCTGTTTTATCTTTAATCCTGTACTTCATTTGTATCTCCTTATTGGAACTCAATCATGTGATTTTGTATTTGGGATTAATAATTCCATCCCTGTCTGCATCTTTGCTTGGATTCCACAATGGAAGTTTTAACTGAGGATTTTGTACACCCAAATTAGTCTTTTTGAGCTTACAACGCTTGTTGGAAGGATTTTGTACGCGAATACCAAACCAGTCATAGTGTTCACACAGTGTCCACCATTCCTTGTGCACCCGATTAAAGATTCTTCCAAACAAACGTCGTTCTCGACCTTTAATATTTGGATCGTCGCAAAGATTATCAGCAATATCTGCTGCTGCAATTAGATACCGAGCCAAGTCTTTAATGTTCTCTTCTATTTTTACCATTACCAATTTCATCCTTCATTCATGGCTGGCTTTCTCTCTTGCGTCTGCTTTGGCAATGCGAAGACGAACCATCAGATTGGTCAAAGCAGCCCTGGTTTCCATAAGAGATGCTGTCAAGACACCTGAATTAAATTCAGTGATATCTTTGATCCAGGCAGAATCAATATCCTGGAGAGTCTGCTTGGCTTTCTCAAGTTCAGGAAGATACTTCTCCGTAATTTCATTAATGGTTGTTTCTTGCATTTAATTCTCCAGAACAGTTTTCTCAGGTGCCTGGGCATATTCAGCCCTGTAAGCTTTGAGTTCAATAACTCGTTTCTCAATCCAATCCAGAACATCAGATTTTGAATAAGAGTTCACCTGGATATCCTTGATAGACTTGATAAGATCCACGTGAGATTTCAACTCACTGATCTTTTTATTGACCAGTGGTTCGATCATTTCTTTGCTTGCCCTCATTCCATAACTCCCTAAAAGTGTTAATTACAATCCAAAGGAATACTCCAATGAGTATCCCTGCAGTTAACCAGACCATGATTCTTGGAAACCAGTATTCAATTAAACGGATAGTATCCATCGAGATCTACCTTGGGCAGATATGCCCATCGAATTAAACGGTCTCCGGTTTCAATATCCGTATACACATAAGCATCGTCCGGAATACGTTTGAACACAGATACTCCATCGAATGCACAGAGATCAGTTCTCAGTTCCTTGTCGTGGTACTGCCACTGGATCAATACTGGTTCTTCCTTCTTCGGAAATTCCTTGAAGGATCTCCAGTTGAATTCCGGGGCAGGATAAGCTTTCAGCGCTTCTTCCATTCTTTTTTCTCCTTCTTGGAAACATGAGTCCGCATGAATTCTTCCATCTCTTCATCCCCAAGTTCCTTGATCCTGTCATTCTCCTGGCTCTTCCATTTGGAACTTCAGGATCCTTTATTGAACTTTTCGGGATTCTTTCGATAACTGCGGCTCATTTTCTTCTTTTCCTTTTGAAATCAAACATGTCTGCCAAAGTAGGCTGAACGTATTCCTTCTTTGGTTTAGGGGGTCTCCTGCCTTTCTGGAGCCAGGCTGAAAGAATGTCATCAAACCCAAGGTCTTCGACTTTCTTTTTCGTCTTCACTACTTTAAGGATGTTCTTTCCATGAACTTCTTTGAAGTAAAGCCTGGCTGAATAACATGGAACCCTGTAATACATGAGATTGTCCATCGCAGCGATGCACACAATCTCCTTGCCGTCAACATTCAGGAAGAACCTTCGTTCTCCTTTCTTTGGAGCCATTCTCATAGGTATTGGTGCGAGAGATGGGATTTGAACCCATACGCATTAAGCAGCGGATTTTAAGTCCGCAACGTCTACCGATTCCGTCACTCTCGCTTAAAGATTATTCATTGAGGATTTCATCGGACGAATCTTCTTGATCGTCACCTTCAAGGTACTCGTCATCATTGATAAAGTCTTCGTATTCGTAGGATTCGTAGATCTCAATCATTTGTTCAAAGATTTCGTCCATGACTTTCTCCATTATAGATAAAAATAAACCCCTTAATCGAATGATTAAGGGGTATCGAGAATAGGGACACTTAACCGCCAGTGAGAGGAGTTCTTTGAAGGCACAAGGGACTTTCCTTGCATGTGGAGAATACCTGGAGATAGAAGGGGTATTCTCCGCCTTGTCTCTTAGGCGCCAGGGAGGAAGCCAGCTATAAACCTAAGAGAGATATTTAATTTTTTAAGGGATCTCCCAACCAAGACACGTTAATAAACCTTGTATGCTGACTAACAAGGGCTGACCCAATTAAACAATATTAGCATTAAGGTCTTGGTTGTTTGGACCGACAAGCCAGAGATCCCTTAAAAAATTCCCCTCTTGCGAGGGGAAATCTTCATTTTTAGGAGAACATCAAATGGAGCATTTAAATGATATTCTCCTAAGGGTTTAATGTCAAGCCTGCTTAATCCCTGCAAAGAGACTCACACGCTTGGGAGCTGCAATTGCAGGTTCCTCAATTGCCTGGGATTCTCCATCACTTGCAGGCTCAGGCTCAGACACCCTCTCAGTGACACGAGAAGGGGTCTCCAAGGCTTCTCCCTTCACGATGGATACATCTGCAGTAAAGCCAGCAGAACCTCGTGTAGCAGCCATTTCTACGCGGAATTCCATGCCTTCAGGAAGGTTGATGACATTCTTCAAATAACCAATGATTGCGCTCTCGATCTCATTCTGGGTGAGACTAATCTTCATTTTTTGTTTCTCCAATAATATCTACTGTAATGTAGGAATAACCTTTGTCGCTCTTGTTTCCTGCCGTGTAACTCACATATTCAACAATCGTACAGTTGTCATCCTCAATGATCCCTGCCCGAACCAATGCATCACAGAAGAACTTGTCTGCTATGGAACAGACATTGGCTACATCGAACAGTCTCTTTGTCTTTGGATGAACAATATATTTAAGAAAGACTTTCTTTAACTTCGGGATATCTTTCAATTGCTCCTGAACCAAGGAAGAAAAGTTCTTTTTCATCTGGTTCAGGAGATAATAGTGAGTGTTGCGATAGATGTTCAGGTTCAGGGCATACTTACGCTTCTGAACCTGGACACAGGCAGGAAATTCAATCCTGCCTTCGTACATCACGAGAACAGGCTCTTCTTGGGAGCAGCTGCAGCAGCAGGCTTCTTGGGAGCGCCAGCAGTTCCGGCAGCACCCTTGGAACGGTTGACGGTCTTGCCTGCATGCTTCTGGACCCACTTGTCATAGAAAGTGGCTTCCTTCTTGCCGTCCTTGGCTTCGTTCACAGTCATATGGGTCTCAGCGTGGAAGACCTTGTTGATCGTGTTCTGCTCACGGGTTTCACCGGAAGGAACGTAGGAATCACCAGACTTCATGTTCTTGTCCACGACTTCCTTCAGAATGCCAAGGCAAACCTTGGATCCAAGGACATCAGTGACCATCGGAACTTCCTTCGGGAGTTCCTGCTTGGTTTCGAAGTCATAGACCTTGACTACCTTGGTCTCGGTATCAAGCTCGCACAGCTCCTTGCCGATTGCGCAGAGGCAAAGATCATTGATGATCGTGAAGCCAGGAAGAGGAACCTTCTTCCCGGTCTGCTTGCTCGTGAAGAAGTTCTCTTTGTTCTTGTTAGTGATGTAGATGGTTTCGCGGTATTCGCGTCCTTCTACATCGGCAACGAGGTTGAGAGCCATTGCTCCGGAAGCGCTGGTCGTTACATAGAGAGCCTTGATCTCAGCGTCATAAGCGCCGGATTCGAGAGGGGAGAAACCACCAAGGCTGTCGGTCTGGGTCTCAAGACCCTTGCTGGAAAGGTTAGAAAAAATGCTCATTTGTTTTTAGTCCTTATAAAAATTAATTAAATGATCCAGAAGGATCTGAGCGTCATTGTCCATCCAGGTTTCGTTAGGCTTGAATAATCCCATGGGACTACGGATTCGTTCTCCCACTGTATCCTTTGTCAACCTGGTCTGAAACACATATTTGTACCCAAGCGCATCTTCCTCTGGTTCAATGTGAAGAAGATCGCTCTTGAATTCTTTAAGCTGCTTTAGGGGTACTTTCTTGGCAGCTACCACGCAGGAGAAGTAAGCTTCAACTCCCTGTCCTTTCAATGCTCCTTTGATGGGAACTGAAGATTCATATTCTCCAGTCGCTTCATTTAGCATCTTCAAGGTATGGGCGATGAAGATCACAGGTTTTCCGATCTTGATGACCTTGTCCTGCAAAAGGGATTTGAAGAACTGATTATAGTCGCTCCAAGCCTTCATTGTATTGGTTGAAGTCAACACATACTGTGTCTCGTACATATCCATCAAGAAGGTTAAGGAGTCCACAATAACCCCTTCTATTTCAGGATTAGTAGTGGCATAGTCAAATGCCTCCAATACCTGAAGAGGATCTTCAATCCTGTAGGTTTTGAAGTGGTTCTTGAAGGGAAGTCTTTTGCCTGCTTCAGTGTTGAGGTACATCCACTTCTCCTGGTTCCTTAAATTCCTAAGAGAAGCGGATTTCCCTGTGGCACTCTGACCGGCAATCAAAATCAACTGGTCGTTGGTGTCATTCATTGGTTGCACCTTTTAGCTACAGTGACAAGAATAGTATTTTCGATCTCTTCCTCAGGGAGACCATTGCTTAACTGCTTGTTGAACTTCTTGACCTTCGCGCAGATTTCATCGAAGGTCATTCCGTTGTCAACCAAGATCAATGCATACCTGATCATCAGGTTGTTCCTGTTCCCGTTGACCATCAATCCTGCAAACCAACGTTCAAGAGCATCAAGGTTCTCAACCTTTTGAGCCTCTTTCTTGAAGGTTTCATTCCTGCTGGTCTTGGGGATGAAGGGCAATGCATCCAGAAGCTTTCCCTGGTTCCTGAAGATTTGCCCTGGATTGGACAACCATTTCTTGGCTGGCTGGTTCACAGACTCATCCACTTCAAACGGAAGCCACTTGAGGACATTGTTCATGAACTCTTTGTATTCTTCAGGCATGAGATCCAGTTCATAGTTCAGCGGTAACAGAACTCTGAACCGATCTTCTCCTTCGACCTGATGTCTCTTGGTTGTATAAATTAAGTATTCATACTCCTTGAGCAGGTCTTGCACTGAAGTCAGTTTGATTCCATGGTCAACATCCAGCACTACAAGATTGAACCTTGTAAGAGCACATTCGTTGCATCTGTGTCCTCCTGTGAACCAATGGTTGCACCAATGGATCCCAGGTGTAAGGACAAGTTTGTCGAATTGCTCCCAAGGAGCTTTCTCGTTTCCGTAATTGAATGCAAAGCATTCAGACGGATTGGAAACCTGTGATTCATCCGAATAGGAAATGATGATTTCATTCAGATTGGTTTCCTTCAGGGATTCGCCTTTGAAGAACTCAATTCCGTCCACAAAGCTTTTCTTGATGATGATGTGGTTTCTGTAACCCCATCCCATCGCCAGGGACATCATCTCATTCCTCGCTGCGATTCCTGATTTGTAGAAGGGAAGAGCTTCTGTCAGGTCAGCATGTGTGACTTCTGTATCACACTGGGCAATATACTTTGCCAGCTTCATGTAGGTCTTCTCTCTGGTGAGGATTGCAGAAAATGCTTGTCCTGATTCCTCAACCAGTTTGATTGCCTGCATGAGATGCTCCA